CAAGATTGCAACAAAGAGAAGATTTCATAAGTTATAGGTTCCCTTTGGTTTTAGCGTTCCCTTCAAATATTGATGAGCTAAATAAAAGAGATATATCCAAAAAAGATATAAAAGATATGATTTTAGATGATACTGCACTTGATAAGTTAGAACTCTTAAAAGAGTATCTTGAAGATAAAGAGAGTTTTATGAGTGAGTTCCAAAACGAGCCACTAAGTAAAGATGGTACAACCTTTTCACTCTTTGAGACATTTGAGACTATGCCCGTATGTGATAGTTATACGATTGGTATTGACCCAGCATTAGGAAAAAACAATGGTGACTATTTTGCCATCTGCATACTGGGTTATTCTATGACAACAAATAAGTTTTATGCAACGGTCAGGATGTACAAACTAAAAGCTACTGTAATGATAGATAAGATTATCTCTCTTTATATAGACTTATCAAAAGAGCAAAAACCAATAAAGATAGCCATTGAAATAGTTCAGTTTCAAGAGTTTTTTAAGGATATTTTAGAGCAAAGAACTCAAGCCATAGGATTGTATCTCCCCATAGTACCCATAAAAAACACAACAAATAAAGAGTTAAGGATAGATGCACTATCACCACTCATCAATAATCAAACGATTTTGATAGATAAAAACTCATACACTTTCATAGAAGAGTTAGAAACTTATCCGAAGTCTGCACATGATGACGGATTGGATAGTTTAGAGATGGCGTACAAGATAGCAAAAAAACCAGCCTTTAGTTATCAAGAGGCATATAAAAATTTAAAATTAAAAGAGAGCGAAACAAGTCGCTTAAACCGATTTTTACCACATAGGCAACCCAATGTATAACAAAAAGTTTTTAAAGGCTTCTAAAGGCAAATTAAAGAAGATTAAAGGGTATTGCGTTTTTAAAAAAAGTAAGGAGTTAAAGATATGAATAAAAAAGAGGTGTCTAGCAAGTTAAGCACACAAACAAACTATACCAAAACAGATATACAGCATTACAATACGCTAACAGGTGGACAAATAAAAGTAGCTCTTACTACAAAAGCATTAGAGTATCTTTATCCACTCTTTACGCTTATCTCTGATAAGGATAGCAGTGTAGCAAGTGAGATAGAAACAAGAGCCTCAAGTTTAGAAAATAGATTTTTCTCTAGCTCACTTGATGATAAGTACAATAAAAGTATAGAGCAAATCATATCAGCGTCTATTGAAGCTAAACTCTTTGGAGTTGCCATTGTAGAACTTTTTTTAGATTCCACTGGTGATTTTGCTTTTGAAAAGGTAAATCAGGAGTATATCTTTATAGAAGAAGGGGGTGAGATATTTCTAAAAACAGGCAATAAAAAGTTTAAACCAACAGAGCCTAAGTTCTTTATTATTAAGCATGAGCCATTACTGATTAAGCTTTTATGGATTGTCTATGCTAAGCATTTTGTGTTGTCACACTTTATGAAGTTCACGGAGTTTTTAGGCGTTCCACCGTTGATAGTCAATGCTTCATCAAGCGACTCAAAAACCATAGATGAGATAAGCGACGCTCTAAGAGAGTTAAAGAGTGCCTCTTATGGAGTCTTTGGAAGTGGTGATATAGTTAAAGTATTAGAGGGTAGAGGTTCACAAGATGACTTCTTAGCATTTGTGAAGTACGCAGATGCTGAAATAGCAAAAGTGATAAATGGTCAAAGCTTAAGCTCAAACGCTTCGTCACACGCCTCTTATGCTTTAGGCAAAGTGCAAGAGAGTGTAAGGCTTGAGATAGTAGCGAAAGATGTAAAGTTCGCAACAACTTTTGTAAATAAGCTATTTGAAGTTTTAGAGTTAAAGAGTGAGTTGACTATCTTTATAGAAAAAGATACAGACCTACTAAATAGAGCCAACACCCTAAAGCTTTTGTTTGATATGGGTTATGAGATGAACGAAGAGGATATAAGTAAAGAGTTTGACTTAAAACTTCAAAAACGAAGCACCCAACCAAATCATAGACTTCAAGCGAATGCTAAAGATAAAATATTGCCAATAGATAAGTTTGATAAGTTTTTTACAGGTGATAAGTTTAAAGATTCTTTAAAAGCAAATGAAATGGAGATTAAAGAGTCTTTAGAGAAAGTTTTACTAAGTGCTACTACATTTGAAGAAGCGTTTGAGTTGCTAAATGACGCATATCCTGATATGGCACTAGATAAGCTAGAGGAGATGTTTACAACGGTGCTATTCAATAGCCAACTACACGGATATATCGAGGAGGATTAACATATATGACAGATGAAAGATTAGCAAGACTTGAGGAAAAAACCAACAACATGGCAGACACGCTAAAAGATATAGGAACAACGCTAAAGCTCTTAGTCTCAACGGAGATAAAAACGCAAGATTTAGAAAGACGGATAAATAGCCTTGAGGGTACTTTAAATAAACTTGCATGGGGGCTTTTTAGTGCTATTGGTGCGATTGTGCTTGATTATTTCATAAAAGGATAGATATGTGGGCTTTAAAAAGTAGAACAGTTTTAGTAGCAGTCTTGATGGGAATATTAGGAGTGTTAGAATCAAACTCATTAATTATCACTTCGATGATAGAGAAGCATTGGGGCGTTGACACGAGAGAGGTGTATGTGATTATCTTCTCTTGTGTCATGATATACATGAGGGTCATAACAGAAACAAAATATACAAAAGGAGCTAAGTATGAACGCAATTTTAACAATCGTAAAGTATAGATTTTGGGTAGTCATCTTTTTAGTAAGTGCTATCTTTTTTATTCAGATACACACTATAAAAAATCTTAGCAATAAGCTAATTGACAAAAAAGTGCAAATCAGCATACTTGAATCTAAAAATCAAGCTTTAACAAGTCAGATACAAAAAGATAAGATTTTCTATGAAGGCAAGATAGCCAACTATAAAAAATCTCTTGAGACTAAACCTCAAGAGATAGCACAACTCAAAGAGATAACCACAAAAGGAGAAGATAGAAATGAAACAGAATGTAAAAATATTGATGATATTCTTAGCGACTATCGCTCTATTTACAAGTTGCACTAAGCCTATTCCATGCGATTGTGAGCCAATCGTGACAAAATGTCAAGTGCCTATTGTGCCAAAGCCAACGCTTACTCATGATGCCAAGGCTTCAAATGTAAAGACCATCAAGAACATTATCTCAAATTATGCGAACCTTTTAGATTACACTTATGAATTAGAAGAGGCAAGTAAAGTATGTCAATAGCTTTTTCGTTTGATATGCCACCTTTTAAAGCAATAGAGTATCTTAAAAGCAAAGGATATAAGCTCACATTTGATTATGATGAGATGATGCACGAAGCACACCATAAGGCTTTTACAGTAGCCAAAGTGACAAAACTTGACTTACTAAGTGACATCCACCAAAGCCTTATATCAGCACAACAAGAGGGTAAAGGTTTTGAACAATGGCAAAAAGAGCTAACCCCAACCATTAAAAAGCATGGTTGGTTAGGTGACATTACGGTTACAAATCCAAGAACAGGTGAGATGAAAGATATTCATGTTGGCTCAAGAAGATTGAAAACCATCTATGATACCAATATGAGAGTGGCACACGCACAAGCAAGATACAGCTCTCAAATGAACTCAAACGCACAATATTTAAGATACTGGGCGTTATTAGACAAAAGAACAAGACCAACTCATAGTTCAAAACATGGTGTTATTTTGCCAAAAAATGACCCATGGTGGAGCGTGAATTATCCACCAAATGGGTGGAGATGTAGGTGTAAAGCTCAAGCCCTAACGATTGAAGAGTTAGAAGCTAAGGGATTAAAAGTCTCTAAACAAAAACATGAAAATATAGCTGACGCAGATTGGGCTTATAATGTTGGAGATACAGGAAAGTTTGGAGCAGACAAAAGTTATTGGGACAAGATAAAAGCGTTTATCTGCAAAGAGTCAAACGCAAAACAAAGAACTGTTTTATGTGATTTCGCCCAAACTGTAAAAAAGCAATATAAAGAAGATATGAAAAAACTCTTGCCTAAGAAAGAGGAATGGGTTAAGTTTATCAATGATTCATTGGATACAGATATCAAAAGACATCAGAAGATGAGAGTTGGGTATCTTTCTATGATTATAGGCTTAGAATCGTGGTTAACTTCCCATCCACCACAAAGTGATTGTATAGTAGCAACTACAGGAGACATTAGAAATCTTAGATCAAAAGGTGAAGAGGTATCAAAAGCAGCAAAGCCAAAGCCTGTTATCTCCATTGAAGATATTGAAAATCTCATAGAAGATATTCACAACCCAAGTGAGATATATTTAGATGACAAATTGATATTTATTTATAATACAAATGATAAGCAAAACAAAATAGTGATTTTTGTGGATGGTGGAGATAAAAAGGAGATATACAACTCTATATATTCAGGGCAACTATACACGATAAAAGCACTCAAAAACATAGTCGAAAATCTAACAAAGATAAAATAGATACGGTGGGAATCGAACCCACGACCCGCTATCCATAAAGAAAGCCGTTCTACCGCTGAAACTTACTATATCTATTTGATGTATTATACCACAAAGGAGATGAAAAAGATGATACAAGTTATTGGATTAGAGAAGATAAACGATATGTTAAGTAACTTAAAATCAACCCTAAGCCCTCAAGCTATGGAAAGACACTTAAACACCATTGGAAATATGACCCAAAATGTCATAGAAGAGAGTTTCAACGATGAAAGAAGTCCATTTGGTGAAGTTTGGAAACCACGCAAACCAACAAAAAAAAGAAACGATAGAAAACTTCTTTATAAAAATGGATACCTAAGCACCCAATGGCAAACACAAGCCACGCCCGATGAGGTTGTTATATCAAATAATACCAAATCACCAAAAGGATACCCATACCCAGCAGTACACCAATTTGGCTCAAAACATGTCAAAGCAAGACGATTTTTGCCCATTGATGAAAGTTCAAATCTTGAACCACAATTAAAGGAAACCATCGAAACATACCTACAAAATGCTATAAATGGAGCTATCCGCTAACCTTAATCCTCCATCTAAGCTTAGGTGGCAGAGCATCTATTTTTTCAAGATAATCATTATATTCAAGAGTCAAGAGGTTATCATCGACAACCTCTTTGGTTATAAAAGGAAACCCACAATCCATACACTC